CTCCCCTATTTGAATCAGGACAGGTGTGGTGTACCGAAGATAGGTTTGCTGAAGAAGTGATTGAAGAATGCGCTGCTTTCCCTTATGGTGAGCATGACGATTTAGTCGATTCAACAACACAAGCTTTGATGCGATTTAGACAAGGGAACTTTATTCAGTTGGATTCTGACTATCAGGATGAGCCTTCGTTAATAGAACCGCAAAGGGAATACTATGGTTAACATAAATAAACTAGCAGAGACTGTTTATAAATATGGCGACGAAGCTGTAGATTTTGTTGGTGATTATTTAGAAGAAGCGGATTTTATAAAATTTCTTGTAGACAAAAAAGTAGCTTCTAAAAACCGAAAAAAAGTTACAGAAAGAAATCGTAAAAGAATACAAAAAAGTCAGCAAAAAAGTTTAGAAAACTTAACTCCTGAAAAGAAAAAAGAATTAGGAATTATTACAGCAGCGGAAATACCTTATGTTACTTTAGACGATGGTGTTCAAGCGATGACAAAAAAACAAGCAAAAGAACAACAGTTAAGAGAAGTTAGAAAAAAACGTTACGATCAAGCAGTAGAAAATTTAGGAATAGAATCTCTTATTAGAGATACACCTGTTAATCCAATGCAAATTAATCCAACAAAAATTATAGATCCTGTTACAAACGACGTTATTCCTTACACCAAGTATATTGCTCAAGCTGATAATATTATTAAAAGAAAAGATACAGGATTATTAACTACACCTACAACTACTTCTCCCGAAGCCATGGCAGAATTTCAAGTAATGTCTCATGCGTTTAGAGGAATGGCAATGAGAGATCCTTATGCAGCAGTTAAACTATATAATAAAGATCCTGCTGTGTTAGACATGCTTACCTCTGCAAGAAATAAATATAAATCTGGAATGAAAGATTTATTAGATCAAAAAGAAGATTTTTTAAATGATAAATTAATAAATAATCAATTGCAGCAAGTAGCACGAAAATTATATCCTGATATGGATGAGAACTATATTCAAAAATCTTTGTTAGATTTAGCTCACATATTTCCTTTTACGGAAACAGGTAAGTTATATCCTGGCAGTAAGTTTTTAAAAGAAGGAGGTAATCCTGAATATATGTATTTAGCTCCTAGTGCAGTAAACAGAAAAGTACAAACATTTATAGAATCGAGAATGCGTAATGCAATTGATAATATGAAAGGACCACAAGCTAGTGAACTTTCTGATAAAGTAACAGATACCGTTAAGAAAGCAGATGACTTATTGACAAAATTAAAATCATTAAGTGTGTTGCCTATTAGTAAAACAAAAAATTTATATGCAGGAGATAAAAGATTAATTAGTCCTAATGCTGTTAAATTAACTAGACAAGATTATTTAGAACTATTTGATTATATCTTAGAAATGAATAATATAGATGATGTTATGGGAAAACCTTTTAATAGATTTGCTGATGGTGGAGAAGTAGATACACAACCTATTCCTGAAATAACTGTAGAGTTTGGTAATGAAGATGAAGATACAGGAATGCTTGGTTATTTATCCGATAAGGCAGAACAGGTAGATGAGTCTTTGCAAAATTTTGTAGAAGATGATTTAGGAGGTAATCCATTAAGAGCAGGTACTTACGGATTTGGAAAAGCTTTAGAAATTCCAGGAGATATATATGATTCTCTTCCTAATTTTTTTGACGGAGAAGATTCTATATCAAAAAATTTATCAAATCCTTTAGCTCCTTCAATCGCTATAGCAAAAGCTGGAGCAGGATTATTAAAAGAATATGTCACCGATCCTTTATCTGAGCTGTATAAAGAAGTTGGAGATCCTAAAAAAACCACTTCAATTCCTTATCCTACTGGTGAAATTGGAGATTTTAAAATTGATTATTTAGAATTACCCTCTGATCATCCAATTGCTATGGGAGTAGATGCTTTAAAAGCTGTAGGTTTAACAGCCGCCGAAGCGTTCTTTTTTACTAAAGTTGGTAATTTAATAAAAATAGGAAAAGATCCTAAGTTAGCAGATAAAGTCGGAAAGTTTGTCATAGACAGTCTTGCTGTTCCAACAGCAGCGTTATCAGCTGCTTGGTTTACAGCAGATAATATTATTAAAAATAAAGATATGGAAGACGGGTTAGAAGTAATTAAAGAAGGACAAAACGCAGTAGATCAAATTGTACAAGACAATGAAATATCAAGTTATGAAGGTATGATTGAAGACGATAGAAAAAAACAAAAAGACTTTGGTAAATCACAAAATCCAATTTTAAATAAAGCAGATGGAGGATTGATAGGAGATTATTTAGAAGTTGGATCTATTCCTAATACTACTGGTTTTGCTTACGGCGGAGAGGTAACACCTGGTCCGTTTGCCGAGTCTATGCAAACAGGATTAGAAGAAGAAATAGACATACAAGATTTAGATTTAGGCCCAGCTTATGAAGGTTTTGAAGATTTAGATATTTTTGAAGAAGCACAACGAGGTGGTAATGAACCTATTGAAGTAGCTTTAAATCTTAATAAGGTAGTGGGAGATGTACCGAAATGGGTTAAGCAAGGTAAAGAGCGATTTAAAATGGCAATGGATAATTTATTGCCTGGTCGTAATACACCTGACACAGGAACTGATGTTGCTATTGTTGATGACGTCGTAGAAAACGTTACACCACTTACTCGTTCAGAACCAGGACAAATTTTCTATCATCAAATGGAAGCAGAGTTAGAGCGTGGACCTAAAGTGTACAACAGTTCTAAAGAAGTTTATGATTTTTTAAACGCAAGAGGAATTGGAAAAGTAGAAGTTATTGATTCGGAAATAAAACCAATGCTAGAAAAACTAGAGGGCATGGGTCAACCAATCACTAGAGAAATGTTACTAGGCGTGGTCCGTGAGTCGCCAATCAGGAATGTTAAATCAGGAGGCTACGGCTTCTTATCGGATACTCTTGACGGCGAAATGAGATCACTAAATTATTCAGGTTACAAAGAAAAAGGCGCTATACCTAATACAGACAGAGAACGTGTGTTGTATGTTGATCCGCAAGATCTACGTGGAGACACAGGAAATTTACCTAGTAGTATGAGCCCACATAGCTTTAGTGAACCGTACGTTATTGCGTGGTCACGGCTCTCGGACCGTGAACTAGGAGGAGCGTTTACAGGAAAGACAACAACGTTTGCTGATGAAATACAATCAGATATTTTTCAAGCTTCTCAACGAGTAGCAGGAAAATTAGCAGCAAAGATGCGCCATATGGCAGATCAAGGAATACCGTTTGATAGAATTCAAAACGACCTACAACGAGACATGATGCAGTATTTTAAAGACAAAGGAACTGTCTTTAGAGAAAGTATGCCAAGTGCGTCCGCTTTGAAAGTAGAATACGATAAGTTAGTAGCCTTACAAAATCAATTACGAGAACTATCAAGAACACCTGTTCCTGAAATTACAGACGAAATGTTAACAGCAGCAAAAGGAGTAGAAGCACAACAGACAGCTATTCTAGATAACCTAGTAGATAAATTTAATTTAGATTTAAATAGACAATTGTATCCTAATCTACCATTTAAATTAAGAGATCAATGGGCAGATGCATCTATTAAAAGAGATATTTACGAAGCGGCGTATCGTAAGTTTGTTTTAAAAGATCCAAACGCTACTGATTATTACGCCATTACACCTGCTAACTTAGTAACAAAAAGATATGGTCAGGAAGGGTCAACACGAACACCGCAAGCAGATAGGATAGCAGATAAAAAAGAAAGACTAGAGAGGTGGGTAAGAAATGGTATGGAGGGTGATATACCTAACTCACAATATCCAGGCGTAGGTATGTATGAGTTTTATGGTGGTCCAGGAACTGATGTAAGAACAGAAGGTGGTAAACACTTTACGTCGTCTATGGAAAAAACACTGAAACGTATTGCAAAAGAAAACAATGTGAAAGTAGAAGTATTACCTGTAAAAATAGGAGACGATGCAAAAGATGTATGGAATGTTGTTAACAAAGAAACAGGAGAAATTTTAGGAACTGGTGATACAGCAAGACAAGCTGATGCTATTGCTAATGATTTATTACTTGAAGGTATGAAAATCAAGGTAGATAGAACTAAGCAGTTTGACACAGCACCTAGTTTTGGTGTAGAATTGACGCCTTCTATGGCAGAGGCATTTAAGGCGTACATGGCCTCTGGTGGTTATGTTGGAGACGAAGAAATAGTAGGAGCTTATGGCGATTGATAATATAGACAAGAAAATACAAAACCCGATTTCACCTGAACCACAAGATTTTGATAAAGGTACTATTCCTGTTGATATAAACGGATTTGAAATAACTGACGACGTAGAAATATTAGAAGATGGCTCTGCTATTGTTGGTGATCAAGTAGAAAATATACAAGTTGATTTTAATACAAACATTGCAGAAGTATTAGACGAAAAAGAATTAGGTAAGCTTTCTTCTGAATTAATGGAGAAGGTAGAAAACGATAAGTCATCAAGAAAAGAATGGTCAGAAACATATCGTAAAGGATTAGATCTTTTAGGTTTTAAATACAGAGATAGAACGCAACCTTTTCAAGGAGCAAGTAGTGTTACACATCCGATGTTAGCGGAATCGGTAACGCAGTTTCAAGCACAAGCATACAGAGAATTATTACCAGCAGGAGGTCCTGTTAATACACAGGTCATGGGTAAGATAGATCCTGCAAAAGAAGAACAAGCAGAACGTGTAAAAGAATTTATGAATTATCAAATTATGCACGTTATGGAAGAGTATGATCCTGAACTAGATCAAATGCTATTTCATTTACCTCTTGCAGGTTCAGCATTTAAAAAAGTTTATTATGATGATGTATTGCAACGAGCAGTTTCTAAGTTTGTATCGGCTGATGATTTATTAGTTCCTTACACAGCTACTGATTTATATTCTACAGAAAGAATTACTCATATCGTTAAGATGAACGAGAATGAAATTCGTAAACAACAAGTAGGAGGTTTTTATCGTGATGTTGATGTACAATCATTAGATAACGAAGATCGTGTTACTGAAAAAGAAAGACAAATTGAAGGTATTCAAGATACAGGCATGGAAGATGAATATACTTTATTTGAAATGCATGTTGATTTAAACATTGAAGGAATAGATAGTGACGATGGAATTAAAGTTCCGTATATCGTAACTATTGACGAAGGATCAACACAAGTTCTTTCTATCTATAGAAACTACAAAGAAGATGATCCGCTTAAAAAGAAAAACAAATATTTTGTCCACTATAAGTTTTTGCCTGGCATGGGTTTTTATGGCTTTGGTCTTATCCACATGCTCGGGGGTCTCTCCCGAACTGCCACGGCAGCACTTAGACAACTTCTTGATGCAGGTACACTGTCCAATCTCCCTGCGGGTTTCAAGGCTCGTGGATTGCGAGTTAAAGACGACGATTCTCCCCTCCAACCAGGAGAGTTCAGAGATGTAGATGCACCTGGTGGAAGTTTACGTGAAGGACTTATGCCTTTACCTTACAAAGAACCAAGTCAAACATTATTTCAATTATTAGGTTTTGTTGTAGAAGCAGGAACTCGTTTTGCAACAGTAGCTGATCAAAAAATAGGTGATGCTGGAGGAGCTGGTGCTCCTGTTGGAACAACGATGGCTGTTATGGAAAGAGGCACACGAGTAATGAGTGCTATTCATAAAAGACTACACTACGCACAAAAAGTAGAGTTTAATATTTTATCAAATATATTTAAAGAATCTTTATCTCCTACGTATCCTTACAAACCATCTGGTCAGCAAGGTTTTGAAATGGTTAAACAACAGGACTTTGATGACAGAATAGATGTTATTCCAGTTTCTGATCCAAATATATTTTCTATGTCTCAACGTGTTACGTTGGCACAAACACAATTACAATTAGCACAAGCTGATCCTGCTTCTCATAATATGTATGAAGCGTACAGAAGAATGTACGAAGCACTTGGTGTAAAAGATATTGTTTCTATTTTGCCAACACCTCAACAACCACAACCTTTAGATCCAGGTATAGAAAATTCTAAAGCGTTAATGGGTCAAGCATTAAGAGCCTTTAGAGGTCAAAACCATATGGCTCACATCGATGCTCACCAAGCAATGATGTCATCATTTTTAGTTAAAAATAATATGCAAACTTTAATGTTATTAGAGTCGCATGTGATGGAACATGTGGCGTTGCAAGCTAGAGAAGAAGTAGAAGAAGAAAACAGAGAAGCAATTGAGCAACAATCTGCTCAATATGGTGGTCAATTACCTCAAGAAATTCAAATGCAGTTCCAAGAAATTATCGAAGCAAGAACAGCAGAGAAAATTGTAGAGATGACAGAGGAAATGATAGCTGAAGAACAAGAATATTTAGAATCTGAAAACGCTGATCCGTTGATTGAGTTAAAACAACAAGAAATTAACCTAAAAGCAATGGATAATGAGCGTAAGAAGAACTATGACGAAGTTCGTTTAGGTTTAGATCAAGCAAAATTACAACAAACAGCGGATTTAACACAAGATAAGATAGATTCTCAGGAAGATATTGCTCAATTAAGAGCAAATGTTAATTTAGAAAAGGCAAATACGCCAAGAAAAGAGAAAATACAAAAAGATGTTAATTTCGAAGACTAATGCAGACCTTAAACTTGAAGAGTTTTTTATTTCTTTAATGGAAATGGTAGAAAAGTCTTCCAAAACATCTGAGGATAGTGTACTTTTGGCAGGCGCTATGATGAGCATGGCTAAAGTTTTATACTTTCAAGAGTTAGGACCAAGAGAAGGGCAAGAATTACTCGATAAAGGCATTTTTGACTTTGTTGAAATATTTAAACCAACTATTCACTAGGAGATATTATGGCAAACACTCGCAGAATGAACAGATTAGAAGAGCTAGGCAGAGTAGATGCTGAAAAAGCTTACACAAAAAAAGGTAAAAAGAATCTTAAAGCAGAAAAAAGTAGAATTGTTGGAGAACTAAAAAGAAAAGACGGCGGTGCGGTAAAGAAAAAATTATCAAAAAAATTATTAGATGAATTAAAAAAACGTAAACCTTCTGGAAGATTAAATGTAGACGATTTAAAAAGGTTGTTAAAACAAAGAAGAACAAAAAAACCTAAAAAAGATATTAACCGCTATGATGAATACATGAGAAGTAAAAAAAGCTCACCGAAGACAATGAAGGCTAGAGGTGGCGGAATAGCTAAACGTGGCATGGGAAGGGCAAAGTAATGGCAATAAGAAAACCAAAGAAAAAAGCTAAAAAAAATCCATATAGACTATCAAGCGATAGACAACCTGGAATTAAAAAAGCAAATGAAAAAAAACCAAAGAAAAGACTTCTTCCTAAAGGTCTTGAAGATTTTTTTAAAAGAAAACCAAAAATTCCAAGAGATTTATTACCTTATAGACCTAAAACACCTAAAAATTTAGATAAGTATTATCAATTATTAAAAGCAAAACCAAAAAGTGGTCAAGCAAAACCAAAAGTCACTAAAAAACGTGGTGGCGGAATAGCAAAACGTGGAATGGGGAAAGCAAAATGAGTTTAAATAATCCAAAACCAAAATACATAAACGGATCAATGTATCCAAACGCTAAAATGACAGTTTCAAAAGATATGAACCCTTACGCAGGGCCTCATGTAAATAAAACTGCAATTGCAGATGTTTATAGCGCTACTATGGAAGGACCTAAAGTAAAACAAAACTTAGGTGCTGGACCAAAAGGTCAACGTAGTAAGGTACAGATTAAAAAAGTAGCATTCAAAGGTTTATTTTAGTCGTAAAATAAGATAAATTCTTTTCTTTAACAAAGGAGGTTATATGAACCTATTAAAAGATCTATGGTCACATGTTAAAGAGTGGTCAGAGTGGCAAATGAAGGACTGGATAA